ATTAGAAACAATGGAAAAAGAAAGAAGAAAGGAAGCTGAAGATGCAGAATAAATATTCTTGGGAAGAACAAAAGCAAATAATGCAAGATTATTTTAAATTAATAAAAGGAAAGGAGGATAAAATGATTGAACAAGATAGAACTATTTTCTTTAAGAATGTAGGACGCTGGATGAAGTTATCAAGAGAAAGATTGTCTGATAAAAATTCTAGATGTACTCAAACTAAAATAGGAAACCATCTTGGAGTTACGTTTCAGCAAGTACAGAAGTATGAAAACAATACTAATGATATTAACTTATGGAACTTCATTAAGTTGTGTGAATACTTTAAAGAAAAACCAAGTGATGTAATTAATACTTGTAATGCTGATGGTTACTTCAATATCAAAGCTAGCGTACCGATGACTAACGAAGAAGAGTATAAGAACGCTGGTATTACTGAAGATCAAACAAAGAAGTAGAAAGGAGAAAGTATGGAAGATGAAAAAAGTCTAGCAGTATTTGAACTGAAATTTTATTATATTGATGATGCTGGGAATACCGATGGAAAACATTATACATATAAAGGAGATCATTCATCATTCTGTGATGGCATAGATGAAGATATGTTAGAGGAAGTTATATATTAAAAATAGAAAGGAAAATAATATGAAACATACATATACTATTATATATGAAACCGATTCATTACCTATTTGTCCCGATTATTTTCATAGTAAATTAAGTGATGCAGTAGAGAAAATTAAGAACGATAAAAAATTATATCGTATGTCTGGATTGCATAAACTTTATATTACAGAATGTGGGGAGTGGTTTCCTAGAGAACATAAACCTATGAAATTTACTATGAAAAGAAAGGAGGTATAAAGATGGATCAAGAACAATTTGATCTTGCAATAGACAATGCTGTATCTGAGTTTAAAACGTTTCACGAAAAGAATCCTCAGATATATAGACTGTTTAAAAAGTTTGCATATACCGCAATAGGTAAAGGTCATAATCGTTTATCATCTGAAATGATTATCAATAGGATAAGATGGGAAACGGAAGTAGAAACAAGTGATCCTTGTTATAAGATTAACAATGATTACAAACCATTCTATGCTCGTATGTTTATGGCTGAAAATCCACAGTATCAAAACTTCTTTAATGTAAGAGGTTCACACGCAGATGAGATAGATTGGAAAGAATATGTTGTACAAACAAATCATACAAGAACTTAAGTATCAAAGATACAGACTAAGTATTGGTACTCAAGAACTTGCACAAAAGATTGGAGTAGCTGACTCATTAGTTACGAAATGGGAAAGCTATTCCAAAATTCCTAACGGTACAAACTTAGTGAATTGGATTAACGCATTAGGATTTAATATTAATTTGTACCAATACAAGAAAGCAGTAGGCAGAAATTACACACCCAACCCAAGAGATTTGGATTGGATTAATGAAACATATGGAGAGGAGGTAGATATTGACTACGAAAAAGCACAGTTCATTGATTACTACACCGCAAATGGACAAGTTAGAGCAGACTGGGATGCTTGTTTTAGAAACTGGATCAGACGTGGTATCAAATTCAGAAACACTAGAAGAGAAACTAAAACGGGTAACTCTATCTATGATTCCCGAAGCATTCAGGAAAGACGCAAGCGAATCCTTGATGTTGCGGGTATACGAGATAAAGTACTTGATGGGAAAAGAGGACTCATTCCTAATAGAAAAAAAGATTGACAAAGAAGCACCAATTATTATCAGCAAGATGGCAAAGGAAATTAAATCTTGTACTGAACAGGATGTAGCAGTAGCACTAGAAACTATTGCAAGTACCTTTTCAATTAATATTCCTGATAAGATTGGTCTTCAACAATACTTTAGATTACTTCTGAAGTATCCATCTTTCCTACTTAATAATTGCATTAACGATATTCTCAAGACCTTTCCATACCCTAGACTACCAGTACCAAAAGAATTTATGGACCGTCTTGAGCCACCTTATGTGTATCATTTAAAGTGGCTTCAAGATGTTACTAAGTCTTTTTATAGACTTGAAATCCATAAACAAAAAGCGTATATAAATAGAACAAAGGAGGATTAAACTATGAATACGATTAAAGAAGTAAAGACTCCTAAAGTAGAGCATCTCCGTATTAACAGACATATGGGGATTGGAGGATCAGACGCAACTCGAATTATGAAAGGCGACTGGCATACTCTATGGATGGAGAAGACTAAACAACAAGAACCTGAAGACTTATCAAGAGTCTTACCAGTACAACTTGGTCTTTATACTGAGCCAGTTAATAAACAATGGCTTAGTTATGAGTTGAATAAAAAAGTTACCGATTACCCTAAACTATACCAACAAAAAGATTTTATGTTTGCTCATTATGACGGATGGATTGAGGAAGATCATATTCTTGTTGAATGTAAACATACCAATTCAAACAATACAATAGACAATGTAGTGAGTACATATATGCCACAGATACAACATTACTTGATGGTTAATGAATCTCCGTACATTTATTTATCAGTTATCTTTGGCAATAATCGCTTTGAATATTGCAAGATAGATGAAGATGAAACATACCAAAAGAAACTTTATGAGATTGAAAAATCTTTTTGGAGTTATGTACAATCAAAAGAAGCACCTGAAAAATTAGATGAACTTACCCGAGAACTACCTAAACTAGCTGGTAAAATAAAGATCAATGATATGATTACAATTAACTTCGATGAAGATCGAGATAATCAATTCATATCATTAGCCCAAGAATGGCACGATACTAGACAACCAGCGAAAGATCATAAGGCGATTGGAGAAGTACTTAAATCTAAAGTACCTACTAATTGTCGTAGAGCAACTGGTTCAGGAATAGTGATTGCACGTTCCAAAGCTGGTTATTTATCCATTAAGGAAGCATCCAAAGGAGGAAAATATAATGGCTAAACCACTCGATAAAAGAGTAACAACAATACTTAAGGACCTAGGATTCACAGCAAAAGAATGCTTGTGGGATTGCCACGGTACTTGGGTTATGTATCACAGATACATTGAGATTGCTGGTGTTAAGAAAAAAATTAACATTAATAATCTTTCTGAAATAGAAACGAATTCCGAAAGAGGTATCGTTTGTATTAAATGTACAGCATCACTTGATAAAATGAATGTGATTACTTACGGAGAAGCAAGTCCTAGGAATACTAAGAATGCTTATCCGTATGCTATGGCTGAGAAGAGGGCAATAGATAGAGCCATCTTGAAGTTAATAGGATTACACGGATTCATTTATTCTGAAGATGAGTTAGATGTTAAAAATGTTAAACAAACTTCTAATACACAAGTAAGACCAACTGATGAAAGAACCTTAGAGAAATTTCAAAAGGAAATTAAAGACTCTAAGACAATAAAAGGATTGAAAGGTTATGGGCAAATGTACAAAGTACATATGACTAAAGCTAAACAATCTTCACACGCAGTTTATTTACATACGAAGACTTTGTATGAGAATAAACTTAAAGAACTGAATGGAGTTAAACCAATAAATGTATAATTCAATTACCGTTATAGGAAACCTTGGACGTGATCCCGAAATTAGAGAAACATCTAAGGGTAGTAAGTATGCTACCCTTAGCATTGCTACTAACAGGGTTATTCAAGGCGAAAGAGAAACTGATTGGCATAAAGTAGTTGTGTGGGATGCAAAAATTGCTGATGTATTACAAAGGTTTACGAAGAAAGGAAGTAAAGTTTTGTTGCAAGGCAGATTGACATACGCACAATGGGAGAAGAATGGACAAACAGTTAAGACAGCAGAAATTCATTTAGATAGATTCGAAAGTCAAATGAAATTGTTGGACAGTAAAAAGGATAGCGAGAATGAGCCAGCTTCGAATGAGATAGCTGGATTAGACGAGCTAGACGATACGAGTAAAGAAGAGAAAGCACCGTTCTGATGACTAGGAATGAATATAAAGTATATAGTTTTATTAAAGGATTTATTTTCGTTAATAAGATTAGTCCTAGCTATTCAGAAATAACTAAAGGATGTAAGTTCTCCTCAAGATCACAAGCTTGGGGAGCTGTCCAACGATTAGTTAGAAAGGATTATCTTAAATGTATCGGGGGGTATGGAGATTCAAGAAGAATTATTGTACACCGTGATTATGAGAAAGGAGGTAGTAAGATTGTTAGAAAACCAAAACCAAATTAGTACAGATGCAAGAGTTATTGCTGAAAAAATTGTTGAAGCAAAACAAAATCAACCATCTGACTTGGTTAATAAGTTAGCATACTATATTCAGAAAACTTATGATGCTTTTCCAATGGTCAAGAGAGAGGATTATGCTTTGTTATTAAAAGATCACAAAGAGTATATTCCTGATGACTAATAAAAGCAAAAGAAAAGGATACAAAGCTGAATATAATTTAGTAAAACATTTCAAAAAGAAAGGTTTGTCTGCAAGACGACAACCGATGAGTGGAGCATTGTCTGATTTTCCACACGATATACAAATAAATAATCCAAACGTCATAGTGGAAGTTAAAACACGCAAGAATGGTACAGGATTCAAAACTTTAAAAAGGTGGAAAGGAAATGCCCAAGCATTAGCATTACACGAGGACCACGGAGATACCCTAATCTGTGTAAATCTTAGCTATTTTATAGATTTACTTTTAAACCATAACGAGTATAGAGTCCCGTATGATTTGGAAGTTAAGGAGAAACTTAAACACTAAGGTCGCTAGGTATATTGCATTACTTATTTCTGTATCTAGTATCTTTGTTTTAACTTCTTTTAAGTATAATATATTTCAAGCTTTAGGATGGTTGCTTGGTGTAATCGCTTGTCTGATGTGGGCGTACTGGGGATGGCAAGATCGTAACCAAGAGGGGTACGGAAGATTTTTAATGGAGATAATATCAGTTATATTAGGTGTATGGGGTGTGATAAACTGGTATGGTTAGGTCTTATGGATATGAACATTTCACAAAAACTAGGAAGAAACGCAAAGGCAGACACTCCAAACGACCCAATCCTAAACATAAAAAAGTCAAGCATAGATATAGAGGACAAGGACGCTAAAGCAATTAAACAAGAAACAGAATGAGCAATTTACCATACGATCAACAATTAGTATTAATGTTTATTTTTATAGTATTATATATAACAATCAAAATGGTATTTGTATAATGAATATAGTATTTCTAGTCTTAGGAGTATTAACATCTAGTACCAGTTATGAACTAGCAAAGATTCCTATGGGTATGGCTTTAAAGGAAGCATCGTGTGAAAAGGCATTTATTAAACATACTACTTGGGTTAAAAATCCAAACTATCAAGGTGGAAACAATCAGCTTTGGGGACACTATAAACATAAAGGAAAGATAGTTTTCTTTCACTACTGTCAAGATTCATTTGGAAAATATGTAAGATAAAATCCGAGGTGTGTACGGATTAGGTATCTTTTTCTATTGCAGGTTTTATTGTTTTAGGAATACACCAAAATTTAATAAAAGTACCAGTTTTATTAACATAATCAGGACCAAGGTTTTGAAATGTTTTAACTGTAGCACTACTACCCATAATTGCACAGCTATACCAATCATCAAATACAACCTTATGTTCTAAGGGTGGATTGCAAGTATTCATCGCCATTGAGCAGATTTGTAAAGTAAGTATAAATTTCAACATCAACTATCATAAGATAGAAACTAAATATGAGAGATTGAGCTGTATATCAGCATTACAAATTTTGCGGTACAACTCTTAGGATAGCTATCAATCGTTAAAATTGAACCATCTATGAGCCATTAAACGCTATAAATTGGTAAGGATGAGAATGATAACTACTACACCTATGGCAATAGCAATCTTCTTCTGTTTAGGGCTTAATCTTAGCCACATTTGTTTCATCATTTCCATTGTTTTTACCTATAGTATTATTTCCTTTTAATCAAGTCAGTTGCTTTTAGTCCATAAACGCTAGCTATGACACCAACAAAAATGGTTTGATACCAAAAAGGAAGATCAGAAAAGTATTCAAAAAATAATTTCATCTTCTCCATAGCAGTTGGATCGTCTGAATAGACTGCTATTGATAACATTACGATTGGCAAACTGAGCAAAATTAAAATAAATTCGTCTTTCCAATCTGACTGTCGTGCCTCTAATAATTTACCTGAGTATTCCAACTGTCCTGTACTCATCTTTTCTGCGTGTTTTAATTGAGCATCACTCATTAACATTTTAGTTCGTTGGCGATTTTTAAAAATATGTCCGCCTACCTGTGCTACTAATTTGATTGCACTAAATATTGGGAATGCCATTAGTCTTCCCTCATAATTTGAGCAAGAGATTCACATCGTTTAGGAGTTTGCTTATGCCAGTTACTATCCAACATTTCTAGTGATGCTGTTTGGTAGTCTTCGTTCTTTAATGCTTGCCACATTTTAACAAACTTAGAAACTCTATTGCCTAATTGAAAACACATTTCAATAATGACTTCTTTGGAGTTTTGTTTAAGAGGTATATCTCCTATCATTTTCATAGCTAAACCATTAGCATTAGCGAAATCTTCATCAAAGATTCCACTCAAAAATTCTTCAGTATATTTTTTATTATTTTCCCAATGGTCTTCAACGCATAGGTGTCCATATCCTACAGTTCTTTTACCAAGAGAATCATTATATACTTCATTAACAAATCCCTCGTGCTTTTTAATTCTATCTTTTAACGCATCCATTATTTAGTATAACCTTTTGATATTTAGTTCTAACCACTTAACAATTTTTTTAATTATTTCTTTATCTGTGGGCTTGGTGTCTATAATCTTTTCACTAACCACATTGTCAGCTTCATCCCTTTCTCTTGTTATTTGATAGCGTTTTTCTCTATTCATAATATTTTATCTTTCACAACTCCACCATTCTTTTCATAGGTATCTTGTTCTGCTCTTTCTTGTTCTAATACTTTATAAGATTTATTCGGATTAGCTTTAGCTAGTTCGTGAATGCTTTTTTTACAGACACAAGACACACAATCACATTGACACCCAGCACTTAATCCGCAATGACAAGTATGATTACATTTTTTACAAGTAGTCATTAGTGATAAGTAGGTTTAGATTTGTGTGTAAAATTATTGTGATCGAATTCAAAATTATTAATATCACTAAGGAATCTTTCAGCATCCTTTGAGTTAAGGAATCCTGTTGCTGTAATAGTAATTTGAAACATACCATTATCTAATTCTTTTACTTCATAGCTGTAGGGTACTCGGTAATCATCGATCATATAAAACCTTTTAGTTTAATTGCACCTAGTATACCACCTATTATAGCTCCAATCCATACTATAACTTTCAAACCACCCCTCCCCATAGCCACTTGTTCCTGAAGTTTTACAATATCTTTGGAGTTTTGCTCTACATCTTTATGAATATGACCTAGTTTCTCTTGAATATGTTTAAGAGTAATACGAGTTATAGAGTTTTTATTTTTTCTCATATAACTTCTATATCAAACTTAATAGATTATGTAAAAATAAGCGTTAAAGTTACAAATAAAGTAATAAAAATAAATATTGCGATTAATTGTATATCCCAAGGAAAATTGCCCATTATTCTAGTATTAGTTTCTTAATCGTTTTTGTACCATCAATATTTATTTCTATTTCTGCTTGTGATTTAATACATTTATATAGTACGTTGTTAGATACACTTCTTTCTGCGACACGTTTATGTTTTAAACATACACTTAAAGAATCCTGAATACGATGTTCTTTAATCTCATGGTCAATAAACATGAGTAGTGCAAATACTGTTTCAATCATTTTCTTCCTTATAAGAATCTCCCTTACAATAATCATCAAAATTAATTTGATAAGTAGCTGGGGGTTTTTTATATTTTGTAAAAACTAATCTCCAAATCCAAGACCTAGTGATAGATACAACTGTAAAAATTGAAGCTATCCAAATGCTATCAAATATGCTTGGTCGTAAATCGAAAATCGGAAAAATCCATATTTGTATTAAAATTGCTAGTATAAAACCACTACCAACATCTATTAAACTTTCTATAAAACTTCTCATTTAACATACCCATTCTGTACTTTAATATTTCTATGTTCTTCTTGAATCTTCTCTAATTGTTCTTGTAACTTCTCAACTTGTTTTTGTAGGAATTCAATATTAACTGCATTGTTTCTCATACTTTTAATTTCTTCTTCAATATCTTCTACGATGCCCGAAATATGCTCCACAAGCATAAAAAGTTCGGACTCCCCTGATGATTGTCCTAAATCTCCTCTGGGATATTTGATCCTAAATTCTGTATTCTGACTTAAATCTTTTTCTATCAACTCTAAAGTTGTGCTGTGTTTATTTAGAGTTTCAACAATACCAAAATAAGCCCATACCCCTATGGCTACTGCTACCACGATGGATAACAGATTACGCATTGGCATTGATACAGAAGTGTTTTCAGATATTTTCATTGGCACCCTTCACAGTCTTGAGTGCTGTCAATGACTACTCCTTCTAATTCTACTTTTTGGCAGTCACAGCTCTCACACTTACAGCCTTCATGATCGGCCTCGATGCAGTGGCACAAGTGTCCACACTTCTTACAAATTTTTTCGCTCATAGTTACTTATAAAAATCTTTGAATAACCAGTCAACATATCGTTTCCAGAGTTTTTTGAACCATTTTCTGATCATTGG